AATCTCACCTTACCTTTCTTTGATTCTTTCTGATCATCCAGATATGCCCGGATGTCATCCATATATCCTGCAAAATCATTCTCCGACCAGGAAAGACTTTCTCCCTCAACACTGTGAGAGGAAAGCCCTTCCGAACCGATTCTGTTGAACCGTATGATTGACACATCCAGGATGATATAATTCATCTCTTCCGGAGGCTCCAATCCCCCGAGAAGAAAGCGCAGTCTTTGCTTGGTGGCCTTTAAAATCAGCAGTAATTTATTTTCTAAGGCTCCGTCTATTTCTTCCGGCAGTCCCAACAAGGCTTTCAGATCTTCAATCATACGCTCCTCCTATTCTGCCGGCTCTTTATTTTCGGGTACTTTATTCTCAGGTTTCTTCTTCCCGGCTTTTGATGTTTTTTCTGCAGTATCTGCACCAGCTGTATTGTCCGGATCTTCTTCCACAAGTTCAATCAGTGGAGTGTGCTGCTTATTGTCGCTACCTGCCAGCTCCTTAAGCCTTTCTTCGCTGACATCTACTCCCTCACGAGGGAAGATATCTCCCTCGTTATAGGAATGATCGTTGTCATGAAGATCGATAAAATGTTTGATTACCTTATACATGCTCCCTTACCTCCTATGCTCCCGGATTGACAGTTACAGCTACATCACCAGAGCGAACAGCTTTGTAGTTCTGATCACATTCAACCAGTGTGATATGGTGAGTTGCTGTCGAAGCAATCTCTGATTCACCATCCCACTTAGACCAGTTCTTAACATCCATACCGTAAGTTACTGCTGTTGCAGCTGCAGCATCTTTGTACTTCCAGCAGTTTCTCATTGACATTAACTGCTCTTTCACTGTCAGCTTTGTGGTTCCTGCTTCTGATCCAGCCTCTGACGTTACCTTTAACGTTCCTAATGTCTGTGTATCAGCTTCTCCTACAGAGATGTAAGCAATTGCATTCAGATACTCGCAGAACAGACGTAAGCCCATGATTGCGTAGTTGTCGGAAATCATACGGCTGTATGTTCCTTCTGAGTGGAATCCGATAAACCCTGTCTCTGAATCCGTTGTGAATCCAAGTCCAGCTTTGGCAAACTCTGAATCTCCCGGATCAACATAATATGCAATCATATTGTTGAGCGGTGTTGCAATTACAACATTCTGCGGAACCTCAGAAGTAACAAATACAACATCCGCTCCGAGGAAATTTGTCAGATACTTGAAGCCGAATGCAGTCTGCAGTGTAATATCTGCTGCACCGAGATACTCGTACACATCCAGAGTGTTTACCCAGACAGCTACTCCGGTTGCTGTTCTTTTCATCTTCTGGAACTTAGCCACAACCTTTCCGATCGCCATTGCAACAGCCATCTGCCAAGTTGTTTCGTGTCCTGTAAGAGATCCGGCTTTTAACTGTGCGTAGAATTTATCAGTCACCACATTCTGCAGATCGGACTTGAACTCATCATCCGTATCCTGTACCGCCGCCTCATAACCTTTTTCCGAAATCGCTTCAAGAGATACGCCTTTACGATATTTTTCAATCTTGATCGTATCAAAAGGCTTTTCTTCTACTGTGTATCTGGACATCGGGATTTCTTCGCCTTCTCCAACATCTCCTGACTGCAGTTCACCTTTTACCGTTTTGGTCTTTAATACCGAATTGTTTTCCTTCCTGATCATTCTGGTAATTCCCAGAATATCTAACAGTGCCTTCAGGTTCTTACCAAAGGATGTGACAAAGTCAATCTCTCTGGCTTTTACCTGGACCTGCACTTCTCCTGTCAGGTTATTCGGTGCTGCAAATACCTGCAGACCTAATCTTCTAATATCATGCATGTTTCATACTTCCTTTCTTACTGAAATAATGTGATGTTCTCAGCAATCAGCTTCTGTCTTTCTGACGGATTCTTCACTGCTAAGATCTGATCCTTTGTCATCGATGGTTTATCTCCACCATTGCCTGCTTTTGGAGGTTTCCCTTTTAAAGCATCTTTCACTGCATTCTGTACCGCTTCCTTGTACATGGTTGAAAAAGCTTCTACTGCCGCCTTGGTTCCATCTGCATCTTCTGCTACAAGGTTCATAACCAGTTCATCTGGAATGTTGATATCCTCATCTGCCAGCATCTTGCGAGCTTCTTTCGCCATGTCCGATCTGGCATTCTGGCGCTGCATTTCTTTTAGAGCATCCTCCGCTTTCTTCGCCCTGTAGTTTGCTTTTTCCTCGTTGGTCATCTGAGCAAGCTTTTCAGCCTCTGACACTTTATCGTCTGTCAGCGTCTTCCATTTGGTCTGTGCATTTGTCACAGCCGTATTAACAGCCTTCTGGACACGTCGGTCGAACTCTGACTGATTGCCTTCCAACTTCAGGAAATCATCAAATGACATTGTTGTGTTACCGTTATTTTCAGGATCTGCTCCAGCTCCAGCACCGTTTCCTTCTCCGGATCCGCCGCCGTCTCCTCCAGGCTCTGTAAATAACTGCAGGTTGCTCATTGGAATTCTCCAGTGATTATTCATGTGTTTCATCTTATCTATCCTTTCCGCCCCGCCCCATTCATTTAAGCCCAGGTCGTTGCATCTTGAATGTGTAGTTTAACGACATCCCGGTCACATTAAGTTACATGATCCGGACATACTCCGGAAACTCATCGGCGATCATGCAAATCCCAATGAAAAAGGAATCCACCAGAGTTTTTGACTTCTCCGATAGATCCCTATGCTTTATATCCACCCTTCCGGGAGATATCTCATATTCAATTTTATCTTCTGTCAGGTCCTTTACGGACTTGATCAGTGTTAGTGCAAGTGCTGTTACACCGGCACAGACGATATCTGATCCGGAAACAGCATAATTTGCATGCCCGGATATCTTTATTTCATCCTTGCGGACAGTTACTTCAATCAAGGCATCCCACCTCCTGAAACGTGGCAAAGATTTTCGATGATTGAATTGCTAACCAATCCACCATTTCTTCATTTTGCGCCCAAGCGGATATCATATTCGAGTTTGCAGATAAGCCGCTCTCTTCCAAATATGCATGTATAATTTCATGTCTCAGCACACGGTTCATATGTCGTTTTCTTCCTTCATCCGTGAAATCTTTATCCTTGTTTTTCAGAATATAAATTTCTCTATTACATCGATTAAACAAACCATCTGCATATTCTCCCACGCCTTTCAATCGCTCCGGATACTCGTCTACAAAACGAATATCGTAACATGTCCCCATAATACTAACATTCATATCTTGCAATCCTGTCACCTCCTTGTGCTAAAATGAGTATAAAAATACCACCAATCAATATGATCAGTGGTATTTAACCCCAAGCTACAATATCTTCTTTCGGGAAAGTGTTCTTTTCGCAATATTCTTCCAGACGTCTCAACGCATGTGCTGCATAGCTCGTATCATATCCGTCCGCTTTTTCTTCAATATCTCTTTCCCTTGTTGTTTTTCTAAAAATAACAATACCGTATTCTTTTGAATCTTCCGGATAATATCTGTATTTTACATCCGCTTCTGTAATTTCAATCAATTCAAGTCGCAACATCTGTCCACTTCCCTTCTACAAATTATTTTTATTTTTGAACTCCTTTAAAGCTTTTTGATAATTATATTTTTTCTCTGCCAAACGGTGTGCTTCCTGATAACTCATATGTTTTTTATTCATCAACTCGTATTCCAACCGTTCATGCTTCAGCATTATCAAATCATGCTCTTGGATGTTCTTTCCTTCACGCAATCTTCTGAACGATTCCGCCATATCATAATCTGGATCAAATCTTCGCCTTCCACCGTATAGTTCATGTTCTTTTATAAATACGTGATCATATACCTTGTTAATGCTCTTTTCCGACATTCCCGTATTATTCGCAATGGTCTTGACCATATTGTTCTTTTTGCTACGTCTCACGGATTCATAATATTTAATAGCGTGTGCATCTCTTTTAACATATAATGGATCATTCTTATCTGTAAGAGCTCCTTTCACAGCTCCTGAATTTATTATATCATTTCCTTTACCTTTTGCAATAGAGCTCTGATGTCTTCCGGTGGAACTGCTACGTTTTAACGTCTTTTCCAACTCTTCTTTAAATATTTTTGCAAATTTTCTTGGGTTCTTACATGTATAAGCCTCTGCAAATGCTTCTGCAAATGCTTCACGTGCATCTTTACTTCCATATGATCCCAAAACGTCTACCAGATTACTTGTTTTTGCTTTAAATATGTCTCCATCAAAATACCTAAGTAAACTACTTTGGACAATATCATAATCCTCCACTGAAAAGTTTTTATTCAAGCTATCTGCTATATAGTGGCCATACTCATGTGCAAAGAAATGTATTTTATAGTCATCCGATTTTGAATATGTTATCAGTTTCGATGTTGGTTTGGATTCAATAGATTTCTTCATAAGTTTGATTGATCTTGATTTACTATAATACGCACCTGCTGCCGTTTTTCCATTTTCTTTTAAATCATCAACGACAGATATCGAATTTAGTTGCACTTTATTTTTATTAAAATAGCTTGCGTGCTTGGCTTCAAAATCCGAAACAAAGTCCGCATATTTGTTTATGATTTCCTCTGGTAGCTCAGTCGATGAATTGTTTCTAAACTTTATGCCACATGATTCGAATTTCGCAATCGGATCTTCTTTGGCATTGGATTTATAATTCTTTTTTTCTTTATCATTAAGTTTCTTCCTTATTTTCTCAATTTTTTCAGCAATTTCTTTTGCTTTCTTTATTTCATTAGCATCAGAACCATCAAAACCTTCTTCTACACTACCAAAATCATTTACAAACTCATCATAAGAATATCCTTCTGTCAGTTTTTCGAAATCTTTTTCATATTTGCTTAATTTATCAACCAATTTTTCAGATTTCATAGAAGACTGCCAATCTTCGAAATTCAATCCGTGTTCCTGATAGCTGTTTATCCATTCCTCATAAACCTCATTATCCATATATGCGGCTGTGCTGCAATGACAGTTCGGATGCATTGGTGGAGCATTCTCTCCCGGCATCATATCATCTACCTTGAAATGCTTATCGTCCAGCCCTTTGCAAATCGGACATACATCGCCTTTTGTGCATGCAACATACACATACTCATCAAAGCCGTTACGGATAAAAGACTGCTTCTGAGCCTCTGTCTGCACTCTTGCAAGCTCTGTTACCATGAGTCGTTCAGCATTATAGGCTGATACTCCAAAACGCTTCGTTAGATGTCTAGCGAGTTTACGCGGATTCTCTCCTTTAATCAGTCCGGATGCAAGCAGTCCTTCCAACTCTGCTTTGAGCATACCATGATACATCCAAATGCGGTCTGAATATGTGGCATTTTTGAACGATGCATTCACAATTGCATGAGCGTACTTTTCGTTTTTCATAATACTCTTTCCAAGGATCCCCGCCTGCCTCCGGAATTCATCCAGTGTTCTCTTTGTCAGTTTCTTATCGAAATACTTTTGAAGCTCATCAAAGCCTGATACCATCTCCAGGCCAATGTTCGCCTTCAGGAGCTCTAGCCGATTCACTTTCATAGTCAGGTTGTAGATCCGCATCTCTTCATTTGCCCGATCGGAAAAATCTTTTGTTTCAACATATTTCTTTGCTTTCCGTTCATATGCTGCAATATCCAGCTTGCTTACTCTCTTCTTTGCCTCAGCCATCGTAATGCCTTCTTTAGCAGCATACTTGGTATAGAATCCGTTGATCTCTTTATTGATCTCGTCCATCATATTGGCATAGATCTCTTCAATATTTTTCTTGTACTGCACCTCCGAGATCTGGTTTTTCATGGCGTTTTCAGCCTCTCGTTTCTTCCAATACTCACTACTCTTCATTGCCATTTACGCCTTCTCCAAGTATTTTATTGAAAACATCGACCGGTTCCTCTCCATTTCTTTCCGCATATTCTTTTATGATGGTTATCATTTCCAATATAGAGTTTTCATTTCTTCCAAGCACCATGTACTCTGCTTTTTGATTTTCTTCCTGTTGTATTCGATCAATTTCTCCCTGCACATTGTCCACTACAGACAGTACGCCAAGCTGTGTCTCTTGTGATACGATTCCATCCAGATTACCAGCGATCTGACTCTCTTCCAGTACATTCGATGGAATATTCGGCGTGAAATGATAATGCAACTTCACCCAGTCATCTTCTTTCATTCCGGATACCGGATTCGAAAAGATCAGCTTGTACCGCCGGTTCATTCCGGATGTAAACTTTCGTTCTTTTGTCTTGGCCAGATTGCTCATTCCCTGCAGCTTATACTTCATGGCAATGCCGGAGCTTGTACCGAAGTTCTCGTCTGAGATATTCGCAACCATACCGATCTGGAATATTAATTTCTCCAGACGATCAATCAAATGTTCCTGTGTGGTATCTCCATCTGGCTTATTCAAAAAATCTACAATAAGCTGATTCGCATCTCCGTCAAAGTTAATAATACGATTATCCCGGATGTGCTTCACCTCGTCATTACCAAGCATAGTTCCAAGTATCTTCATGTAGGCATCCGCAAAATAATCTACATCATTTGATTTCTCACTGATTGCTTTGTTATAAGCATCAATCATTGACATTACCGGTTCAAAGATGCATGTGCGCTCCTTGTTCTCCACATACTCTGTAGCCGGCACCCCGTCAAATCCATGTATCTTTTCTTCTTCCTCCCATATAAGCTTTCCCTTCTGGGTAAACCAACGTATCTTCTCCGCATCTGATACGCTTCCATGCAGTACATCATTCGAATCTATGTACAGTCTAACGAAATACTGTTCCCTGCACAGCACCGAATCATCGTAGATCATAAAAGCATCGAACGGTGTCAGATATGTAATCCCGATATTTCCCAGTTCATCCACGTAATACATCTCGTATCCCTTGCCATAAATGCAACAGATCTTCGACAGCTCCGCATTGTTATCGTCCTGATCATTGTATTGATCCAGGAGCTCCACATATTTTTTGATGTTGCCTGCAGCATCACCATCCACAGATATCTTAATCGGATTCCCGATAAAATATCCATTAAATGTATCCACCATATATTTTGCAAAGTTCACAGCAATACGATTGTCCGGCTTATAATCCGGCTTTGGCTTCTGGTGAAAAATCTGGTAGTCTGTTTCGTATGCATCTTTCAGATGTTTAAACCGAAAGGCACACTCTGCATTATGTTTTGCTATGAATTCATTCAATTTGTTATCTGTCAGTTCTTCTTCTGACGGTAATCGAAATAACACTTTACAGTCCTCCCTTCAGGTTTCTATTTAGTTTCGGCTTAGCTTTACGCTCTTCCTCGATGGAATAACGCAGCATCGCCATTGCATCATCAAAAAATGGAACTGGTTCTTCCAGATAAGTGTTGGTACGCTCATCTTTCTTCCACTTCCATTGTTGTATTTCCTTTATGGTATTCACACAGGACGGATTCATTAACTTTCTTTCCAGTGAATCCCATAACAAGGAATGTAAATCCATCTCTGTCCATTACATACATTTTGTTTGATTTGCCAGTACTATCTTTGTATATGGAAGCCTTAAAACACTGAGCCGAATTTTCGGTTGAGTCATTTTCAATGATTTTTTCAATTCTTTCAATCACATGAGTATGTCTCTTTCCAAACTTCTCTGCTACCTGTAAGCTACTACATACTGGTTTATCATTTTTCAGATATACAAGTTCGTTCATGTGTCCTCCATTCATTTTCATCACGCTTGTTGCATTATGCAACTGCTATGTAAAAAAATATTCTACAAATTCTCTAGGACTTATTTTTAGCAAATCCGCAATTGCTTCTGCTTCTTGCAAGTCCATCGGGCGAATGTTGTTGATTTTTTGATTTACTGTCGGTTGTGCTACGCCAATTTTTTCCGCAACATCTTTTTGCGTTAATCCCAATTCAACAAGGCGCCCCTTTATTTTTCTTGAATTTACCACCCTAACTCCTCCTTTCACGTCAAATTGTAGCATTACGCAACTTTTAAGTCAATAGCACTGTGCAACTTTTTTTATTTTTTTTGTTTTCTCATATTGCGCTGTGCAATTTATTGTTGTATAGTGTACTTATAAGGGAGGTGTGTATTGTGGATGTAAAAAAAATAGGTGAACGAATTAAACACGCTCGTTCTTTAAGAAATTATACTTTAGAAGACATTGCCAAGGATATTGGCGTGGCAAAATCAACTATCCAACGATATGAACGTGGACAAATTGCTCATCCAAAACTTCCTGTCTTACATTCTATTGCCAATTCTTTGAATGTTAATCCAGGATGGCTAGTCGGAAAAGATATTAATATGAACGCCGACATGGATACTAAATACAGTAAATACATTTCTGATAGTACCATGATATTTGAAATAACAGGAAGAAGCCTAAAAAATAGCCCAACTGTTTTTCAAGCTATTTGTGATAGCCTAAGCGAAATGTGTGAGGGAGTTGACAACACTACAAAATATACGGATGGAATAGAAACAGTAAGTAATATAGCTGAAGCTCTAAAAAGTCCATTCAATTCTTATACTGACAAAGCTGCTGCACTTAATGCTATTATTGATGTCGTATTATATGATACGAAGAATGATACGCTATCTATACATTTTGTTCTTGATAAGTCAAAAGATGTTAACTATGAGCAAAAATTACTAGAAGCTTTCAATTTACTCAATACAGCTGGTAAGGAAAAAGTTATTGATTACGCTACTGATTTATCCAATATGGCAAACTACACCATAGATACTTACTCTTCTGACAACTCAACTATATTGAACGCAGCTCAAGCACGTACAGATATAAACGTTCCTGAAGGAGCTGATACGTCAGATGATGATATTATGGATGATAAAGATTTCTAAGTCTTTTTTATCGGACAGGTGAATTATTATAATTATCTTGGAGGTGTTTACGATGAATGCTTATGAAGCACTTTTAGATGAAGCCTGCGATATCGGACTTACAGTAAAAGAGAAACCATTGAAGTATAACAACGGACGTATCAAAGGCAACCGGATAGCAATCCGGCAAGACATTGATACAGAAAAAGAAAAAGCCTGTGTCCTGGCAGAGGAATTAGGGCATTATTATACATCAGTTGGAAACATTCTCGATATGACTGTTCCAGAAAACCGAAAACAAGAGCGCCAGGCGCGGCTCTGGGGATACAACCGCAGTATCGGATTATTCGGTCTGATCAGAGCCTATGAACACGGTTGTAAAGATAAATATGAAATTGCAGAGTATCTGGATGTTACAGAAGAATATCTGGAAGACTGCATTAACTGCTATCGGAATAAGTATGGGGTATATAAGATTGTGGATAACTACATCGTCTATTTTATTCCGAATTTGGCAGTGTTTAAAATAATATAAAAAGAGGTGGTTTTATGGGATTATTTAACTTCTTTTCTAAAAAAGAAAAACCAATGCCAGCAATAAGCAAGTATAATTCAGCAGAAAAGACTGTCGATAGATACTCTATCCCTGCTGAACGGATAGATGCTATGCAACGAATCAAAGCAAGTGATACTTACTGTCAAAAAATTTACAAAAGATTTTACAAAGACTATCCTGAAAAACCATTTATTTCTCAAGATCGAGAGTTAAATACTGATTGGATTGAGCAAGCAGAAATGTTTCCTGAACAATCAATTATACCTAAGAGTATGATGTATCGTTATCCCGATGGTTTATTGCCGGGACATGTTTATATGTTGTATTGGCTCAATAAATATAATAACAAGAAAGTGCCTTCATACTTTGAATATGAATATGGAATTAATTTTAAAGATGAAAAAGACTATCTTATAAAAAATGAATATCTTGACAGTTCACTCAAACCAACACTTAAAGGACTTGAAGCGGTAAAGAATCACATAGCGGTTATTGAGAAAAGGCATCCATCCCCTAAGTATTCTGGCAATCCAAGTATAACTTCTCCCATTATGGTTTCTGTGGGAAGAATTATTCCAACCAACTTAAAACAGGGAATTTTAAATGTCCCCTCCTCCGATCGGACATTAATTGACGCAGAATTTAAACAAATAAATACATTTATTGCTTTTGCATTAAAGCTTGCGCATTTAAAGGAAAATTTAAATATCGACACACATGAATTTTCATATTCTGATAATTTGACTTTTTATAAAGCTCAACCGTATACGCAAACAGGTCGACCTGCTAAAT